TGGAGACCCAGAGGCCAGCCCCATTGGTCATTTTTATGCTCATGAGGGTTGCGTTGTTGAGGGCTGTCAGCGTAAGCATTGTGCTAAGGGCTACTGCAATGCTCATTATCGCCGTTTATTGAGATACGGAGACCCGAGCATTACTCATAAAAAGCCGACCAGAGATTACAACGGCTATGTTTATAGGGGTCAAAGGCCAGAGCATCGAATAGTCATGGAAGAACACTTAGGCAGGCGGTTGCTCCCAACTGAAAATGTCCATCACAAAAACGGAATTAGAAACGATAACCGCATTGAGAACCTAGAGCTTTGGACTAGGAATCAGCCGCCCGGCCAGCGTGTTGAGGATAAGGTGAATTGGGCGGTAGAATTGTTGCAGATGTATGCCCCAGAAAAACTAAGGATTACAGAATGAGCGATGTTCCAGTCAAGGTCATAGTGGATTTGTCAAAGCCGGAAGGCGAAAGAGAGCAGATTGTTCCTTTGACCCCTGCTGAGATTGCCGAAAGAGAAGCTCTCGCAATTCAGGCTGCTCAGGAACAGGCCGAGCGTGAGGCTGCCGAGCAGGCAAGACAAGAACTCAAAGCCTCTGCTAAGGCAAAGCTCATCGCCGGACAACCTTTGACCGCCGAAGAAGCAGACACTCTCGTTATCTAACCCTGCGATAAACTTTCACTATGGCAGAAGAAACAACAGGCTCAGTTAGAGTCACGCAAGCTCAAATCTACGAGAAGCTCCTAGAGATCAACTCCGTTCAAATCCAGATGGTTGCGGAGCTAAAAGGGCTAAAGGAAATCCCTAGCAGGATGAATAAAGTGGAGCAGTCTATTGCTCGCTTTGAGTGGATTGAGAAACTAGCTTTCGTTGCCATTGGAGCAGGTCTTTCCGGTTTCGTTGCCGCACTATGGGCACTAATCAGATGAGACACCCTTTCCCTAAAAAGACCATCACCTCACGCTTTGGCACAACTGCCCGGAGACTGACAGCTCACAGAGGTTTGGACTATGCACCTAAAGAGGGAACTAAAATCCCTGCGGTTGCGGACGGCACAATTCAAACAGTCAAATTCTCAAAGATTCTCGGCTGGGTATTGGTTCAGTCTGCTTGGGATGCCGTCAAGGGAAGAACAGTTTTTATCGGCTACTGCCACCTACAAGACAAGCCTGAGCTAAAAGTCGGAGACAGGGTAAAAGAGGGGCAACCTATCGGCAAGGTAGGAAACACCGGGTCAGCTTCAAAGGGCGCTCACTTACACCTCACCATTGGCCCAAGAGTTACCTCGGTATTTATGGGGGTTGTTTTTGACCCTGAGATTTTCATTGACGAACAGATAGCCCATGCCAAGCTGGAAGCATAGACGCAGGCTTATTTACATGAGCTTCTTCCTCGCTTCGCTCATGATTATGTTTGGAGCTGCGACTTTCGCCTCAGACAGCTCAGTATCAAGAGAACTCATCATCGGTGGCGTTGCCTTGATTAGTATTATCTTGACCGCCTACACAGCGTTCGCCACTTATGAAGATGTAAAAACACGAAAGGAAGAAAATGAAATTCTTTAGCCTCAGCTTTTGGAGCTACGCAGGGGAAAGAGCAATCAAGACAGTCGCTCAGGCTGCTATTGCGTTTCTAGGATCAGGCTCAATCGGACTCTTCACCGCTGACTGGGCAGGTCTACTGTCTGTCTCATTGGGTGCAGGTCTTTTGTCTATCCTGACCTCAATCGTCAATCACAAAGAGAATTAGCGCTCGTGTGGCAGGGTGGAAGCCCAAATGCCATGTTTTTGACCTGACTCCACCGCATAGCGGAAACACTCTGCCTTTATCGGACACTCGTTGCATAGTCTCTTGGCTATGAGCGTGGCGAGCTGGCGTTTCATAGGGTCTTGGACATCCTCTGGAAAGAACAACTCAGGGAAGTCCTCACACGCAACGCCACCTGCCTCATGGATAGCCCTGAGCAGGCGGTAGTGCTTCTCGTCAAAATGACCCATTCAGGCAGTCTACAAAATAAAAGTCCGACCTTTGTGACAAACTCACGCTATGGAAATCTACGCACCAGAACAACTAGGAAACGGAACCCTACTCGGAGTCTTTGAGGCAGGGTCAGAAGAATGGCACAACGCTCGCAATCAGTCTGTCGGTGGTTCGGACATCTCAACCATCTGTGGACTCAATCCCTTTCAAAGCCCTTACCACCTATGGGCAGTCAAGACAGGCAAGATACCCGGCACTGTTGAGGAGAACTGGGCAATTAGGTTCGGCAAGGCTTTTGAGGAACCGATTCTAAAGCTGTGGCAAGAGGAGCATCCTGAGTATGAGGTTTTCCAAACTGGAACCTACCAAGACAATCTCCTGCCATTCAGACACGCCAACCCTGATGCTCTAGCTCGCCACCGAGACACCGGGGAGTGGATTGTCATTGAGGTCAAGACAGGTAGACAAACATGGGAAAGTGTCCCTGCTGGCTATGTCGCACAAGTTCAGCACTATCTAGACATCCTTGACCTAAAGCGAGCTGTCATCGTGGCAGTCGCAGGAATGACTTGGTATGACATCTGGGTAGACAGAGACGAGTTTGAGATTGAGACTCAGCGACAGAGAGCAATCGAGTTTATGGAGTGCGTGTTTGCTGATCAGAAACCTGCTTGGGATGGGTCGGAGTCTACTTATGAGGCAGTTCGTTATCAGCACCCTGACATCGAGGAAACTGAGGTCGAGATTGACTCGCTGTTTCTACTAGCAAACGCACAAGAGGCTTACGACAAAGCTGCCGAGGAATTGCGTTACTACAAGTCGCAAACCCTAGATGCAATGGGCAAGGCTAAACACGCTTACATGGAAATTGACGGACAGAAAATCCGCATCGCCACAAGACAGGCAAAAAGAGATGGACTACCTTATTTGATAGTTCACAAGAGGAAAGGAAAATAATGCCGAGGTTCAACCTAGATGATTACGAGACAGTCGAACAAAGAATCAAAAGGTTCTACGCTGATAATCCTGATGGGCGTATTGTCACGCACAACCTCACCACGCCTGCTGACCGCTCTGTTTCAACTTGGGTCGTTCGTGCAGAGGTTTATCTATCCGCCGGGGATCAAGCGAACAGTCTCCCAAAAGCGACTGGTCTGGCTTTCGAAGTTGATGGCGGTACAGGTGCAAATCAGACTTCAGCTCTTGAGAATGCAGAGACCTCAGCGATAGGTCGAGCTTTAGCTAACGCTGACTACTCAGGAAACAAGCGAGCAAGCCGAGAAGAAATGTCAAAGGTTGCCAGAGGCGATTGGCTAGAGCGAGCTGCTACTCTTGAAACTATTGAGGAGCTTCGTGATTTATACACACAGGCAAGAGCAAACAACGCACCTGCCGAAGTCTTGGAAAGGCTAAAGGGTTATGCTGACCGATTTGCAGAAAGCCAAAATACACGAACTCCAAGAGGCGTATCTGATAGCTCGACACAGGGGAAAAAATCAAGAGGCTGAGTTTTGGAATGTCGAACTCACGCACTTACTTTTAGGGGTCTTAGATGATTCAGGAAATCCAGAAACAACTAGCGGAACTGATACAAGAGAACCATAGGGGTTCTACTGCATTATTTGAGGCAGAGAAAGCTCTTGCCGAAGCTGAATACGATTTAGACCTAGCCGAGCAAAAGGCTTACATAAAAGCACAAGGAACAGTTCGTGATCGAGAAGCGATTGCTAGGTTAGAATCGGCAGACCTGAGATTGCAGAGGGACTTGAAGAAGGCAGAACTCAACCGCATCAAGCAGCGGATTCGTTCAATCGAGACTGCATCAGTTGTCCTCTCGACTCAGGCAAAGCTGATAGGACAGGAATCTAGGCTCTAATTAGCCCTGTGAGGCGATTAGAGGGCATTAGGGGTCTTTTGGGTATCTCTACCTGTCTCAGAGGGTTTTAGGGCGTTAGAGAGGCGTTTATGCCTGTTATAATAGAAACCCCGGCGATGCGGAAACATCCCGGGGCATGAGCAGACTAACAAGGAGTCCACTATGTCTGAGTATAAGACCTGCACTAAGTGCAAGCAATCTAAGCCACTAAGTTCTTTCTCAATTCATCGAGGTAAAAAAGCGGCTAAGTCTGGCTTGAGGGCGGCCTGTAAAAATTGCGAAGCCATTGCCTATAAACAATACAAATTACGCAATTCTGAAAAGGTTGCAGCTACAAAAAAGGCCTATAACAGACGCAATCCTAAAAAAGTCAAAGCATGGGGAAGAACCTATCAAGCAAAAAATAGAGAAAAACTTAGTGTGTATCTAAAGAATTATAGAGCTCAAAATCTAGAGCGGATCAAAGAACTAGATAAGCAATGGAGACTTCGCAACTCAGAGTATAAAAAAATAAAAGATGCAGAATGGGCTAAAAATAATCTAGATAAAGTTAGAGAAGCCTCACGAAGGTATAGGCAAAATAATCCTGAAAAAGCTAAGGAAAGCTCTAGGAAGTATCAAAAACGGAACCCTGAGATAGCTAGGGCTATTGCCCATAGAAGGCGAGCAAGAATTGCAGAGTTGCAGGTTTATAAACTGCCACCTAAAAGCATAAGAAGGCTGATGAATCGTGATTGTGCATACTGTGGTAAAAAATCTAAACACTTGGATCATGTCATCCCAATTTCAAGGGGCGGATACACAGGCTTAGGCAACCTAATTCAAAGTTGTGCTAGCTGTAATTTGTCTAAAAATAGTCTTTTAGTCGTAGAGTGGAAGCTAAGAAGGAAGAAAAATGGCTATTAGCGACCGTATAAGAAAGATAGTTTTAGAGCGTGATGGCTCAAGGTGCTATCACTGTGGAACTAGCGAAAATTTACAAATTCACCACAGGCGCTCTAAGGGTTTTGGCGGATCAAAGCTCCTAGACCTTTACCAGAACCTCATTACAGTCTGCGCTGCCTATAACTACGCAATGGAAGCCGATGCCGATACCGCTGCCGAGGCGAGGGAATACGGACACAAACTGCAGTCTTGGCGAGACATCTCTGACCCTGTGTTTGACACGCCTAATCTCACTTGGTATAAATTGACCGAGGATGGTGACAGGGTAAAGACAGAAGCACCCAGTTATCTGATTTAGTAAGGGGACAGAATGGACATCGAGCTACTCGCAAAAAAGATGCGAGAAGAAGCACTTGCCAGCGAGAGTTATTGGACTCGTAAGGTCGAGGAAATGAAAGCCGAGCGTGAGCGAGCCGAGCAAGAGCGCAGGGCAAAAGAAGAAAAGGAAAAGCACGACGAGCTAAAGCTCTACTTCAACGCTGGTCGCTACGCAGGTGGCGCAAGAGATAAAACAGCGATTGAGGCTTGGAAGAAAGTGAGCCTCATAGCATGAAACATCAAGAGACTGTTAGAGAGTTTTATCGCAGACAGGGTGAGGAAAGAGAAAGACAACGCATCCTCAAACTGCTCGCCAAAGTCATAGACGATAACGGCAAAGACTCATGGCTAGATGTTCTTGAGCTAATCAAATACAACGAGCCTGATACAATAGAAACAGGCAGACTGCGATGAACAGCCTGCCTGTATTTACCGATAATCGAGCTATCGGCAGTCTCAATTCTAAGCGATTGCCGAGGAATTGAGAACTAATGAAAACAACTTGTTACCGCTACTACGACAGCGAAGGCCGATTACTCTACATCGGCATCACAAAAAACCTCTTTGACAGACAAGACTCACATCAGCGCACTCAGGACTGGTGGACAGAAGTCTCAACAGCAACTTTTACGCACTTTGAGACTCGTGATGAAGCCTTTACCTATGAAGCAAAGATGATCGGAATTGAATTTCCAAAATACAACAGAGCCGGAGCAGTCTTACCAGAAGAGAGCCGCCTGCACCTTTTGAGTTTGATGACCTCAGAATTTGATGACGAGTTTCACGCAAAAGCAAGCGGCAAGATGTCAGAAATTATGCTGGACATGAATGAGTTTTCAGTTGCGCCTGAGTCCTATAAATTGCTCTTCGCTTTTGACTACGCAATGCCAAGCGATGAAGCTGGCGAGCAAAGGGAGATTGACTGCTGCAATTGCCAAAAAATCTATGATTCGAAATGGTATAAAGACCTGCTAATTGAGGTCAATAACTTTATCTGTGATGAAGCAGCGGTTGCGGAATCGAGGTCAAAGTGAGCATCTCAGCATTGACTTTAAGTCTTTATCACTCAAAAGCAACTTACTCCACCCGACTCGTTCTGATCGCTATTGCGAACTTTGAGGGCGAGTATGGCGCTTACCCATCTCACGACACCATTGGCAGGCTTGCAGGAGGTCTAAATCGCCGGACAGTTCAGAGGGCGATTGACGAGCTAATCGAGCTAGGAGAGCTGACAGAGGTTCGCCGAGATGGAATTACAAACTTGTATAAATTGTCCATCACCTGCCCCGATGATTGCGATGGCAGCACAAATCATCGCCGAAAGAAGGGGGGCGGTCTACAGACCGCAGGTGGCGTAGAGACCGCAGGAGGGGGCGGTGTACAGACCGCAGGGGGTGCGGTGTCCAGACCGCCCGAACCGTTAGATAACCCAAAGAAAACCTTTAGCCGAGAAACGCCTTTGGCTGATGACTGGGAACCGACCCAAGAGCTTTTAGAGATGTTCAAAACTAAGTGGCCTGACATTGACCCTACCTACAACATCGAGCAGTTCAAGCTCTACTATCTGGGCAAAGGCACTAAGCACAAAAACTGGTCTCTGGCGTTTCAGCGTTGGATGAATCAAGAGCAACAGCGAGCAAAAGAGCAGCCTTGGCGATTTGGATCATCAAACTCAGCTTCGGCGCAGGGTAAGAAAGAGAAAGAGCGCAAGTTCACAGACGAGTTTCTAGCCGAAATGCAAGAGCTAGAAAAGCAAGCTGCCCCTGCCCCTAAATGCCCTCATGGTAATAACATTGCACTATGCCGACAATGCCTGAGATAAACGCAGACCGAACCTGCCCTAGATGTGGCATAGTCTGGCAAGTCAACACGACTCGCAAACCGCCAGAGGTGTGCAGTTCGTGTAGGGCAAGGAAACAAACAAAGATAGGTGATTGTCTAATCTGGCAGGGTAACTATGCCGATGACATGATCACCCCGATAACAGAAGATGGCGAGTTGGTCGTTGAAGGTGTCCCTACCTGTGGGCATAATGATTGCGTTCTAGCAGAGCATCGAAGAAAGGTAACAGAATGATCAAGAACGAAGCAACAGTCAAGGTGACAGGTTGGCTAAATGACCCTAAAAGTTTTGACTGGGGTTCGGCAGCTAAAGTGTCGGTTGATGTCAGGAAGAAAACAGAAACAGGAACTTGGGAGACAGTAGACAAGGTTATCTATGATGTCACTTTTGATTCTTCTTTCCCTGACTCAAAGCAAGTCACAGTAGAAGGTCGTATTACCGGAGTGAACACTTACTCAAAGCGTGACGGCTCAACCGGGGTCAGCATCAAGGTCAGGGCAGATAAAGTCACTCCTGCCATAGATAAATCCGACACGCCGTTCTAATAGACTTGAGGGGTGATTGAACTCGATGTCGTTGGTCGGCCAACCCCACAGGGGTCAAAAAACATTTATCGTGGCAGACTTGTCGAGGCTCAAGCAGCAAGCCTAAAGAAGTGGCGAGCAGCTATTGAAGCCGCTTGCCAACCCTACGCAAATCAGAACATCCATCTCGGCCCTATAAGGCTTGAGGTGGATTTCTATTTAGAGCGACCTAAGACTGTGAGGATAAAAGACCGGGCGTTGCCAATAGTGCCGCCCGATCTTTGACCGCCAGACAAGCTAGTCAGGGGCGTTGGAGATGGCATAGGTCAATCTGGCCTTATCTTTGCAGATGACTCCCAGATTGTTGAAATTCTTGCTCGCAAGTTCTACGCCGATACACGCCAGCCCGGGGCTGTAATCCGCATAATTCCACTTTGGTAACGATTTCATAACAACAGCCGACACGCCCTTTACCCCGTCCCCTACCTGTTCTAACCTGTTCTCAACAGGGAAGAAAGGAACCCTCAAATGTTCTTCAAGGACAAGACAATCTACAAAGTATTCGCAACACGCAAGGGCGCAGAGAGCTACATCGCTTGCTGGTCAGTCAAGGCAAACATCGAAGTAATCGACAACAGATTCTTCGTGGTCGGATAAGGGGGAAACTAATGGACAGACAGCTAATCATCGACCTAGCAATCGCCGCCATCACTTTCATCGCCGCAGTTGGAATTATGGGCTGGCCCTCTAAGGCAGGTAAGAAATGACAATCGAACAACTTAGACACGAGCTATTCATGAAGCTCGACTTAGTAGAGATGACACAATTCAGCCGAGGATTCGAGAGAGCGCTAAACGCAATCGAAGAGCTCTCGGATCAGGCACACAACAAAGGCAACCCAGCGCTCGCCGAAGCTCTGCGTTGGGCAGTCAAGGAAGTAATGGGAGAGAACGATGACAATTAGAGAGATGTTCCGAGAAGTCAAATACTGGCTCGGAGACAAGCTGTTCAACTACGAGCTAGACGAAGCGTTTCGTGCCGGGATGCAAGAGGGCGCTCAGTATGCAACCACTTGGATAACCATGAGGGTCGAGATAAACAAAGACCGCATCAAGATGTCTAAAACGCAGGTCGCAGGGTATGAGAAAGCCCTAGAGGTTATCAAAGACGAGCGCAAAGAGATAGCTCTCAGAACCGGGGCAAAGCTGTGATGACCATAACCGTTTGGGAGAAGCCCTCATGCGTTCAATGTATGCAGACTAAGCGAGAGTTTGACAAGCGAGGCATCATCTACAAGACTCGCCGACTTGACAAGTCAGCCAAAGCCATCGAGCGATTCAAAGAGATGGGCTTTTTAGCTGCACCTATTATCGAAACCGATGATCGCCGTTGGTCAGGATTCCGCCTAGACAAAATCAAGAGCCTAGAGCAGCACCTAAAGTCTGAGCGAGCGCATGGCATAAATGTCCCACTCCAACCACTAAAGCAGGTCGCAGATGAGGTCGAGGAAGATGCTTGAATACCTACTCATCCTGACAGTCATAAACACGCTACTAAATTCGCTAATACTTCTAAAGATGAAAGCAGGGGAAGATGAATAACGAAGATTACCTACGAGGGGTTCAAGACGAGCGTGAGCGGATCATCAAACACCTAGAAGCCACCAAACACTACGGCTATCCAAACATTCAGGTCAGGCTGCTATTTGAGGAGCTGAACTGGTTTATGAATCAAGAAGGGAAAACTAATGACTAACACAGAAATGAGCGACACCATCCACCGAGCCACGATGGTTGCCTATGAAGTTGGGCTAAAAGAGGGTCGGACACAGGGTAGAAAGGCTGAGAGGGAACACTTGCTCAAAGCCCTAGACTTGAACGCAACCTCAAACGACATAGGCCGCTATGTCTACCTAGATGACTTTATGGATGGGATAAGGGAATTAGATGAGCAAGAAGCAAGGATGTCCTGATGTCATCACTATCGGAATCCAGAAGTTCAAGGTTGTCCAACTTGCCAAAGAGCAAGACCCTCTACTCTCCGATTCAAATTATGGTTACACACAAGACACCCGAAATTGCATCGTCATTGACCGAAATCTTGATGAGACAAAAAAGAGAGTCACAGTCTTTCATGAGCTACTTCACGCCTGTCGTTTTGTCTTTGACAACTCGCCGCCGGACAAGAAAGGCTCTTATGAAGAGTGGGAGCATCACTTCATTGGTGTTTGGGAGAACTCAGTCCTCTTGGTCTTACAACAGAACCCGGAGCTGACCTCATGGCTACTAGACGAGAAGTAAGAGCGTTCGCAGACTTCAAGCAAGCTGCATCACTACTGCGTGACCCGAACCTAGTTTGGTCAGCAGACCTAGACGCAATCCGAGGGGACTTGGCTGACTACATTGAGTCTGCTCTAGTGGACTCACGCTGGCAGAACAAGACCCTGCAACGGATCGTGCAAGCCCTAATTAGTGACGAGAATGATTTGAGCTTGAGATGACAAAATACACAATTACAGAGAACTTTGGAATGGTTGCCAATCAGATTTCTGGACACACAGACGATGGCAGGCACTTTTATTTCCGAGGCCGTCATGGTTATTGGACACTCGGTTTTGGTGCAACTCACGATGAGGCCATTGAAAACACTCAGTATGAAGGCGATGCTTTACAAGCAGGCTGGTTTGAGCTTGACGAATGGGAGCGATGCTTCTGGGATGTCATTGACAACTGCGTTGAGAAGGGCAGACCTTTTCCAACCTTTGCTGCTCACGACATTTGGAAGTATCGAACTGCTTTTGATGCAATCGAGGGAGAACTGAGACCCCGATCCATTGAGTGGTCTGTGCCTGTCCATGAAGCTATTTCAGTCATCAACAAACACCGACCAGACAGAGGGTGGCAATGACCGAAATACCGGACACACCTGACGAGCTATTCGCACAATGGCGCTTTGAGGACAACTTCCGAGGCATTGCCGTTGAGCTGATTACAGCAGGCGCACACTTAGGGTCACTAGCCCTAGCTCGCAACATAATTGCCGCTCAAATTGTGAACGGAAATCGGACACTCCGATACGAAGAACTAACTAAACTAATAGACGCTGTCAAACTTGAAATCAGAGCTGAAGCAGAGAAGGGGATAAACAATGCTAGAGGGCTTGGAGCCGAATAAGAATCTTAGATGCAAGGTCAGGACAACTGCCGCATCACTAGAGGATAAAGACTCAAAGATTTTCCTCACCGCAATCGCTGACACCGACAAGTGGTCTGATAAAGGACTTTCTGTTGCCCTGTCAGGCAGGGGAGTAAAAATCTCAAACGAAGCAATAGGAAGGCATCGCAGAGAACTCTGCGCCTGTTACCGATGAATTTAGACAACCTACAACCTGCGCCGAAGATTACAGCGCAACCGAACTTCCGACCTGGCATTGAGTTTGACGGACTAGAGGGAACAGCTACCACACCGGGGCTAACCTCTGAGCCAGAGAACTTTGATGACTTCCTGCGATCAGCAGGCATTGACCCAACTGACATCGAGGTCATCCCACCCATCAGAACATCTCGTTGGCAACAGCGTGAGGGCGGCGATTGGCTAACTAGCTATCGCTTTACCTTTAGACGCAAGAACCCTGACATTGACCTGCCGCTACTTATGAGCGAGGCAAGGAAACAGGTCAAAGAACAAAAGCCCAAGGTTACTCAGGAGAAGGCTCTAGTTATCTGTCCTGCTGATTTTCAAATTGGCAAGACCGGAAGTAGAGGCGGAACAAAAGAAACAATCGCCAGAGTTTTAAGAAGCTATGACCACATTGAGCAGCAGATAAAAGCCAACAAATACGAGCGTATCTTTGTGATGGACATGGGTGATGTCATTGAGTCTGTGTCCAATCGATCTGAGTATTCTCAGCTTGAATCCAACGATTTATCGCCGATGCAGCAGGTCGATGTAGCAATCACGCTACTACTTGACCTAGTGAAGCGCTGTGCCAAATACGCACCTGTCACCTATGGCTCAGTTGCGTCTAACCATTGTCAGTTCCGCTTCAAGGGACAACAGGTTGGCAGACCCGGACTCGATGACTGGGGAATAGTGATACTGCAACAAATTCGCAGGGTAACAAAAGAACTAAACCTAGATGTCGAATACCTAATTCCACAACCACACGATGAGGGCTTTGCCTTCCAATACGGCATCAACACAGTCGGAGTAGTTCATGGTCATCAAGCCAACCGACCAGAGGGAATCCCTAAATGGTGGGCCGCAAGCTCTTTCGGTTCACAATGGGCTCAGCCCTGTGATTTGCTCCTGACTGGTCACTTCCATTTCTTATCTGTGATGGAACTCGGACAGCGAGCAGACCTTGAGGGTTCTAAGTTCTGGGTGCAATGCTCAACCTCTGACGCTGGGTCGGATTGGTTCCGCAGACAATCTGGAACTGACTCAACTTGTGGCATCGTCACGCTAGAGCTAGAGCGAGATGTTCCGTTCGCAGGTGAGGTAAGGAAGCTCTAGTGCCTGCCTATCAGTTCAAGTGTGTCGAGTGTTATGGGACTCTAACTGTTATGGCTACCTTTACCGAAGAGCCGAAGCCTAAGTGTCCTAACTGTGGTGGAGATACCCACAAGGTGTTCGCCTCACCACCTGTCACATTCAAAGGCTCAGGATGGGCAAGTAAAGAGAAATGAAACCTTTTGACCAAGAACTCTATGACCGAGACGATGCGGCTAAATACTTTGTCATCGACTGGCTAAAGACTCTAGACATTCAAGCCAGAGTCAATCCTGACCCTTATGGCATTGACCTACTTGCTAACGGCCCACTCGGTGAATACGAGATTGAAGTCGAGGTCAAGCAGAGCTGGTCAGGTCATCGCTTCCCTTATGAGTCTCTACACTTTGCAGGTCGCAAAGCTAAGTTCATCAGAGACGGAATCAACCTGCGATTCGTAACTCTGAATAAGGAATGGACTTACGCTGCCATCGTGTCAGGCGAGCAACTGAGTTCGGCGCAGGTAATAAAGAAGAACACGATTTACACAACCGATGAAGCCTTTATAGAGATACCTGCCGACCAGATACAGATAAGAGCAACTAACCAAAGCTGGTAATCTTTACCAATGCGGTTCCCTAGACCCTGCCTCACCTGTCAGGTGCTACACACCGACAAAGGCGATTACTGTGCCGAGTGTCGAAAGTCTCACGATGCCGAGAGGGAACGCCGTAGGTCGGCTGACCCAATAAGGCAGGCCAAAAAGAAAATCCTTTACTCTTCTGCCTACAGAAACGCTAGAGAGATAATCAAGAACAACGCCACTCATTGCCACATCTGCAAAGAACCTTTTACCAATCGCTCTGACATAACCGCTGATCACCTGATAGCCGGAGACCCTGCCAGTCCCCTAGCGCCAGCTCATAAACGCTGCAACTTCGGGCGAGGCAATCGACCGCTGAATCAGTAGCGCTCGCTCGCAAACACAAACGCAAACTCACGCATAGCCCACCGGTTTCTCCCCCACCCCCATCCAATCTCTACAACAATCGCAGGTATAACACCCCGACCGCAGTTGTTTGCACACATCCGCAGTTCAAACCAATTCAGGGCTAGACTGTTTTCATGCCGAATCCGCCGAAACCAACAGAGCTAAAGAGACAACTAGGCAACCCGGGGAAAAGGGCTCTGCCTCGAGAGGTTGCTTTTGTCGAAGGTGGCTATGTCGCACCTGCCAGACCGCTAGAGTTTGCAGGTCAGCAGCTTTGGGATGCGGCGATGACGCTCGGACAGAATTGGATTGCTCGAAACTCTGACACCCAGCTCTTGCTTCTAACTTGCGAGCAGATGGATCGGCGAATGGAACTCATCGCAAAGATTCACGAGACTAGCGAGTGGAGACTTTATCGAGCCTTGCATGATTTAGAGAAAATGATTTCAACCAATCTCTCAATGCTTGGCTTTACCCCAACAGACCGAACTCGCTTAGGAATCGCCGAAGTCAAAGTCCAGAGCAAGCTCGAAGAACTAATGCAAAGAAAGGCAAGTCGTGTGGCCTCCACAATGGCTAACTCCAGTTCCGCCGAATCTGATTGAGTCAGGCGAGGGCGAAGTTGTCATTGACTTTGCCGAAGCCTTTGGCGTTGTCACTAAGGACTCAGTTGCAGGCAGGGCAGGAGAAGTCCTACACCTAAGAGACTGGCAGAAGGAACTAATCCGCCATGTCTTTGCAGGTGACGAGCGAGGCTACCGCCACGCCATCAACCTAATCCTGATGCCACGCAAGAACGGCAAGTCAGCACTCGGCTCAATCTTCGGACTTTACTCTTTGATACTCGGAGTCAGGGGAGCAGAAGTTTATTCAGTAGCCGCAGAAAAGGAACAAGCTCGCATCGTGTTCCAAGATGCCAAGCGAATGATTGAGGCAAGCGAGGAACTCTCAAAGATAACCAAGCTCTACCGAGATGCAATCGAGCTACCCTCACAAGGTTCGGTCTATCGAGTCCTCTCAGCCGAGGCTTACTCCAAAGAAGGTCTAAACCCATCGGCTGTAATCTTTGACGAGCTTCACGCACAGCCCAACCGAGAGCTGTTTGATGTTATGTCTTTGGCTATGGGTGCAAGAGGCAGACTCGCAACCCTAATTGCCATCACCACACCTGGAGTCAAGACAGACTCGACAGGTCAGGACTCAATCGCTTACACGCTCTACCAATACGGACAGCGAGTTGCTCGCAAGGAAGTAGACGACCCAACTTTCTTCATGGCTGCGTGGGAAGCACCTGCCGAGGCGGATCATCGCCTGCCTGAAACTTGGAAGATGTCTAACCCCGGCTATGGTGACATCTGTTCTGCTGAGGACTTTGAGTCTGCTGTAAGGCGAACTCCTGAGCCTGAGTTTCGCACGAAGCGTTGCGGTCAATGGGTCAGCTCTGCAATCTCTTGGCTACCGACTGGAAGTTGGGAAGCCTGTGAAGCACCGCTCGACCTAGAGGGCAAGGAATACATAATCGGCTTTGACGGCTCGTTCTCAGGTGACTCGACTGTCTTAGTCGGAGCGACTGTCGAAGATGAGCCACAGGTCTTTATGATTCAGGCATGGGAGAAAGACCCAAACATCCATGACGATACTTGGCGAGTAGACACTTTAGCTGTCGAAAAAAAGATTAGGGATTTTGTCAAAGATAACCCCAATGTCAAAGAGATAGTCTGCGACCCTTACCGCTGGCAGAGGTCTATGCAGGTTCTAGCAGAAGAGGGTTACCCAATAGTCGAGTATCCCTCAACCAACGCTCGCCGCATGGTTCCTGCCTGCCAGAAGTTCTTTTCAGCCGTAGTAGAAAACAAACTGAAACACGATGGAGACCCACTACTGGCTCGCCATCTCTCAAACGCCGTAGTCAAAACCGACAATCTAGGAGTCAGGATAGTGAAAGAAAACAGAGCATCATCTCGCCGCATTGACGCAGCAGTAGCCGCTGTAATTGCTGTAGATAGAGCGTTACAGGTTAGAATAGAACCCGAACAACAAGTGCCGGGTGTCTATGTTTTCTAAGGTTGTAATTGCTACTCAGGTTGCAGGTGCAATCGCTGTGAGTATCGGGGTCGGTCTTATCTTTACCCCTGCCGGAATCATAACTGCTGGCATCTTTTCTATCCTGTTCGGAATTGCCCTAGAGAGGCGTTGATGCTAGGAAACATTTTTGAGAGGCGAGCAGTAACACCTAACTCGCTATGGGGAGCTGGACTCGACTTTGAGCTTCAGAACAATTCAGGCACTTTCATTGACGAGGAAAATGTCTACAAGCTCGCAGGAGTTTCGGCTGCCATCTCGCTAATCGCAGGAACAATCTCAACCCTGCCAATGGATGCTTGGGTTCGCAGAGACGGACAGAAGCTCCTAATGCGACCAAAGCCTGACTGGGTAAATAGACCCGATGTTTCTTTTGTAGACCGCACTCCATTCATCAGTGCAATCATCTCCTCTCTGATGATTGACGGCAACGCCTTTATCAGAATCTTCCGAGACGAGGAAGGTCTGCCAATCAACCTCACAGTCTTGAACCCGACCAAGATTGAGGTAAAGCGAAACCGAGTTGGACAGGTTCGCTTTGTCTATCAAGAGGATCAGAAAACTTATACCTCAGATGACATCCTGCACATTGTCGAGTCGGTAATGCGACCCGGTGCAGTTCGTGGTGTTTCTCGTGTCGATGAGATGAAAGACGCTCTCGGACTCGGACTTGCTCTTGACTCTTATGCTCAGAGATTCTTTGGGCAGGGTGCATCAGGAAATTATGCTCTTGTCACTCCTGCCACCTTGACTGAGGAACAGGCTAAGGGACTTGCTAAGTCAGTAGATGCTCGTCATGGCGGTTGGAGAAAAGCTCACAAGACTTTGGTTCTGCACTCAGGGCTAGACATCAAAGACATCGGCGTGAACCCAGAGGACTCACAGCTTCTCGATTCTCGCAGAATGTTTATCGAGGACTTGTGCCGAATCTGGAACATCCCAAGCCACATGATGAACCTGCCCGGAACCAACACTTATTCCTCAGTCGAAGCAACTCAAATCGAGTTCGTGACTCACACTCTCAGACCTTATGTCGCAATTATCGAGAACGCACTCTCGACCCTGCTTCAGATTTATCCAAACGGACAGGGAGCTTTTGTTGAGTTCAACATGAACAGCCTGCTCCGAGGCGATGTTGCCTCACGCTTCTCGGCTTACTCGCAGGGTATTCAAGCTGGAATCTTGACCGCCAATGACGCTCGTGTCGCAGAGGGTTTGTCAAAGATTGACGGCGGCGATGTGCTAAGAGTTCCGCTCTCGAATGTGAACATTGACGCAGCTGATCTAGTGGCAACCGACAAGCGAGTCGCAATGGCTCAGAGACTTGTCCAAGTTGGTTTCGCACCTGCCGATGTCCTTACCGCAATGGGACTTCCTGCCATCCCACACACAGGACTACCAAGCACACAGCTTCAGCCTGTCTCACAGATTGACCCAATCAACCCATCGTCTGTCTACCCGGAGAACTAAATGCAAGCACCTGCAACGCTCAACCTGAACTGCTGGCAAGGGGCATCCTTTGACTACAACCTGACATGGTTGCTAAACGGCACAGCCGTAAATCTAACTGGCTACTCAGCTCGGATGCAGGTAAGAGAAACCTACGATGCTTCCACCGCAGTTCTAAGTCTGACAAGTGGAACTGGTATCACTCTTGGCGGAACTGCTGGCTCAATTCTTTTAGAGGCATCCGCAACCACAACCGCAGGCGTTCCATCGGGTCAGTATGTCTACGACCTAGAGCTTGTAACTGGCGGTGGTTATGTCACTCGCTTACTCGAAGGTAATTTCACAGTAGACCCAGAGGTAACTCGTTGAGCATTGTCGTAAATACTGGAACGGCGGTTGTTCAGGTCACAGCACCTAACACCGCCACTATTACTACAAGCGGCACATTCTCAGCCACGATAAACGAGAATCAAGCAACCCTAATTGACAACATCATCGGCGCAACTGCAATCGCCGAGCCTGCCTACATTCAGTTCAATGTCAATTCCGTTCCCTCAATTCAGGTCGGAAGAATTGGCTGGAATGACGCAGACAAGACTTTAGAGTTGGGCATGACTCCGACTGTTAGACAGAATGTCGGGCAAGAGCTTTTTATCCTCTGCAAATCTTCTGACGGATCAGAGCGCACTAAGGGCAAGGCTGTCTATGTCTCAGGGTCAGATGGAAACAACAAGCTTGTCTCTTATGCCTCAGCTAGTAGCGAGGCATCAAGCTCAAAGACCATCGCAGTTATGGCCGAAACAATTAGTGGGGGTAGTAAAGGCTTTGCGGCAAGTTTTGGACTTGTTAGAAACATAAACACCAACGGACTAACCGAAGGGGCTGCTGTCTGGCTATCCCCAACAGTTCCCGGCGGCCTGACTTCAACTCGACCTGCTGCTCCAAACAATGCTGTCTTTATTGGTTATTGCATCAGAGCAAACCAAAACAATGGCGTTCTTTATGTAAACATCCAAAACGGCTACGAGCTAGATGAACTGCACAATGTCAGACTCACTACCCCGACTGACGGACAATCTTTGGTCTATGACTCTACGACTGGGCTTTGGGTCAATGAAACAGTTTTAGGTCAGCCGACAGTTCTATCGGTTGGAACGGTCACGAGCGGAACAGTTGCTGCCGTCTCGGTTACAGGAACAGCACCATCTCAGACTTTGAACTTTGTTTTGCCAAAAGGTGACAAAGGTGACACCGGAGCCACAGGCGCACAAGGGCCACAGGGCGTTCAAGGTCTCAAAGGTGACAAAGGCGATAAGGGTGACACAGGTCTAACTGGTGCAACCGGAGCGACTGGGCCGCAAGGAATTCAAGGTATTCAAGGTGAGAAGGGTGACAAGGGTGACAAAGGGGATACTGGACTTACTGGTGCGACTGGTGCTACTGGGCCGACTGGCCCACAAGGCCCACAAGGAATTCAGGGAGAGACTGGCCCTCAAGGGCCACAAGGTCTAAAGGGAGATACTGGTGATCAGGGGCCGCAGGGTATTCAAGGTCTTACAGGAGCTACCGGGCCACAAGGGCCGCAAGGCGATACTGGGCCACAGGGGCCGCAAGGTATTCAGGGGCTAACAGGAGCGACAGGGCCACAAGGCCCACAAGGCCCAAGCGGAGTAATCAACGCAACCGCTCCCCTGACCTATGACGCACCGACTCAAACAGTTGCTATAAATACCACCGCCGCAGGTATAACGATAAACGGAACAGCAGTCGCACTAGGCGGAACGATTGTTGTATCAGCGAGGTTGGGATAATGCCCTACTACATTTCAAAAACTAATCCAGATTGCCCTAATGGTTGGGCTGTTGAGAAAGAAGATGGCGAGTCAATCGGCTGCCACACGACTAAGCAGTCAGCCATTGACCAGATGGTAGCTGTCTCAATCGCCGAGGGCATGGAGCCGGGTGGAGAGCGTGGCAAGAGAGCTGATGTCGCTGACCTAGCAATCGGTGACTATGTTCGCTGGATCGAGAGCGATGATGTTTTAGTTGGCGAAATCTACGCAATCCGAGGCACTCAGCTAGAGGTCAAACTTTACGATGAAGAAGATGGCGTTTGGATGGAAACCGAGGTCATCGTTCTAGTAGATGCAGGCAGGGTAGAAAAGATAACCGACCTGCCAACCTACGAGGATGAGATTGACGATGAGCTTAGGCAAGTAGACCTAACCCCACCTGCCTACATGAGAGCATCAGCTCGCAGAGGTTTGGAATGGTATTCCGAAGGACTCGGTGGAGACGGACTTGTAGACCGCACAATTCGAGAAGCTCGTGAGATGGCAGAGGGTCGAGTATCTACCGACAAGTGGGTAAGAATTCAGGCTTGGATTGCAAGGCACTTAGTTGATTTAGATTCACCTGACGCAAACCCAGAATCAGAAAACTACCCATCACCCGGAGTCGTTGCGATGGCTCTATGGGGTGGCGGAACAACTCGCAGATCAGCAGAGCGAGCAAGAACTTATGCAGAAGGCGTAGTCGCTAGACTAGAAGCAGAACAAGAACGAGGAAAGATGAAACACGAAACCAGAAACTTTGACGCTCAGTTTGAGCTAAGAGAAGAAGGCGATGGCATGACCTTTGTTGGTTATGCTGCTAAGTTCAACTCACCATCCGAGGACTTGGGTGGATTTGTTGAGACAATCGAACCCGGTGCTTTCCGCCGTTCTCTACGCTCACGCAACGATGTCAAGCTATTGGTCAATCACGACACAGGCAGAGTCTTGGCATCATCTCGCTCTGGAACCATGAAGCTCTATGAGGATGAAGTTGGACTCAGGGTAGAAGCATCCCTGCCAAACACTTCTGACGGCAGAGACATGGCAGAGCTTCTAAAGCGTGGAGACCTAAACAAAATGTCATTTGGCTTTGCAGTCCAGAAAGATGCTTGGAACAACGAGATGACCGAGCGCACTCTAAAGTCCGTTCGTCTGTTTGAGGTTTCAATCGTTGCTTTCCCTGCCTACGCCGCAACCGAGGCGAATGTTCGCTCGCTGGATAAGGCAGCTAAGCGAGCTTCAGTAGACCCTGACCAGTTGGCTGATGCCGTATTCAAGCTAGAAGAAGGTGCTGACCTAACTGACGAGCAAGCAGAGCTAATCAAGACTGTTGTCAATTCCCTGACTCCAACGCAGGTAACACAAGAGCCAACCGAAGAAGAAGTCAATTTGTTAGAGCTAAAGCGCAAGCAGCTCGACCTATTGCTAAAGAGGAACTAATGGCTACCAAGCAAGAAATCAAAGACACGATTCTCAAAATCGCAGGAGACCCATCAGTCGGAGAGATTTATTCTCTAGCTGACAAGTGGGCAGATGCAATTTGGAAACTCGACAATCCAAACTTCGCAGTCAAAGATGACAGCGAAAACAACGGCAGCCAATCGGCGAGCGCTGCCACAAGGGAAACTCGCATAACCAAGCCAACAGAAATTCGCTAACCCCCTTCAGCGATAGTTGCCAAGAGCGAGTTCCACCCCGTAGGGTCTTTTCCTTTCTACCTACGGGGTTTCCCCTACCCTGTGCGATAGAATAAAAACATGGCTGAGCGTTAGCGCCGCCTGTTTTCAGTTCTGAGTAAGCTCGGCTGATGTCAAATAACTAATAGGAGAAACCCAATGTCACAGTCCTTTATCAAGGCACAGGCAGAGGCTCGTGCAAAGGCGTGGGAAGAAGCAAAGGCCCTTCTTGACACCGCTGCTGCTGAAAAGCGTGATCTAACTGCTGAGGAGAACGAGAAGTTCGACCGCATCAACGCAGACCTAGACAAGCGAGCTGAAGCAATCGAAACAATCCGCAAGGCAGAAGAGCGTGAGGCTAAGGCTATCGCTGCTGCTTCTGACTTTGTTGTAGCTGAGACTGCAAAGTCTGACTACGACTATGTCCGTTCCCTAGCAAAGGGTGAGATTCGTTCTCACAACTTTGAGACTCGTGGAACCCTAACCCCAAGCAACTCTGGTGGAGTTGTGCCACAGTCCTTCGTAGCTCGTGTCTATGACCTTGCTCGTCAGGTTGGCCCAATGCTAGATGTTTCTGAGGTATTCAACACCCAGTCTGGTGAAGACCTAAAGATTCCAACCCTTACCGCTTACGGAACCGCTGGTTACGAAGCCCCAGGTGCAGAGATCAACGAGTCCGAACCAACTTTTTCAAGCATCACACTCGGCGCAAAAAAGTATGCCTTCTTGGTGCCAGTAGCTCGTGAACTGATCGAAGATGGTGGAGTGGATGTCGCTGAGGTTCTAGCTCGTGCAGCAGGTAACTCAATCGGTTACGCTGTGAACGAGGCTCTAACCAATGGTGCAGGTGGCGCTAACGCTCCAACTGGTATCTTCACCGCAGCAGGAACCGGAGTTTCTGGAACCATCGCTGGCGGTCTATTCACCGCAGACCAGCTAATTGACCTTGTCTACTCAGTAGACGGCGCAGTTCGCAGACTGAACGGAACCGGCTGGCTAATGTCCCCAACCGCAATCCGCAACGCTCGTAAGCTAAAGACCACCGATGGTTACTACCTATTCGAGCCAGGTCTAAACGGCGCTACCTCTGACACCCTTCTTGGATACACAGTTCACGAGAACCCAGCAGCTCCAGCAGTAGGTTCTGCTGCTGCTTCAGTTGGTTTCGGATACCTGCCAAGCTACAAGGTTCGTGTCGCAGGCGGTCTACGAGTAGACAGAAGCGATGACTACAAGTTCGCTAACGACCTTGCAGTATTCCGCTTCTTGATTCGTGTTGATGGAAACCTGTCACACCAAGACCACTTCAAGATTTTCAAGGGATCGGCTGCTTAGTCTTTCCTAGAAACTCTGGCGAAACCCTCACCAATTTGGTGGGGGTTTTTGCTATGGTGGAGCTAGAAAGGAAATCATGAAGCCAGAGAAATTAGACCTGACCATAACCACTTGGTCGAACTCCCCTTATCAGCCGACAGGCTATGGGATGCAGGTTGGGATTCTGCTTGATTATTTAGTAAAGCATGGAGTCAATGCCGCTCACCAATCCAACTGGGGACTAGAGGGAAGCAACTCCACTTACAAGACTGCCTTTGGAGAAATCCCTCACTACGCCAGAGGTTACGAGCCAATGAGCCAAGACGCTCTCGCAATCGCTCACAAGATGCAGGCAGCTAAAAAAGATTACAAAGATTACATCCTGACGCTTGGGGATGTTTGGACTCTAAAGCCTGAAGCGTGGCCTACCGAAGAATTCCCAAGAATCCTCAGTTGGGTTCCACTCGACCACATCTCTATGCCACCTGCTGTCAAGCAATGGCTCGTCAAAGAGAATGTCACACCCATTGCAATGGCTCCATTTGGAGTTGAGCAATTAGCAGAGAACGACATTCAAGGTCACTACATCCCTCACTCGATTGACACAGTTTCGACTTTCAAGCCAACCGACAAAATTGGCAAGCAAGACGCTAGAGAATTCTTAGGACTGAAAGACACAGATTTCCTAGTGATGATGAACTCTGCTAACAAGGCAAATAAGTCAATCCACCGCAAGGCTTTCGCTGAGGGCCTAATGGCTTTTGCAGTATTCCGCCAGAAAGTTCCCAACGCCTATCTCTACATTCACACAGAGCCAAAAGGAATCTATGGTGGATTCAACCTGCCAAGACTCGTTCAAGCCTGTGGGATTCCAATGGATGCTGTTATCTTCCCTGACGCTATCGATTACAGACTGGGACTTGATCCGAAAGACCTAGCTGGCTTCTACTCGACTGCCGATGTTGCTCTGCAACTCTCGCTCGGTGGTGGCTTTGAGATTCCGATTATCGAGGCGCAAGCCTGCGGAACTCGTGTGATCGCTACTGACTGGACTGGCCCTAGAGACCTAGTGGCAGAGGATGGCTTCAAGGTCACCGGACAGTTGTTCTGGGATGAGGCTCAGGCAGCGTGGTGGAAAACTCCAAGCATCGCCTCAATCGCAACTCAGCTAGAGAACGCTTACGAGGTTTGGAAAGCCGAGGGTTCTTACTCAGAGAAGTCACGCAAGTTTGCTCAGGATTATGATTCTCAGAAAGTCTGGAATCACTACTGGTTGCCATTCCTAAAGGGCTTAGTTTGATTGAGGTCTTAGGGTTTCCAACTCTTAGCAGGTTCGACCTAGCTGAGCAGTTGTTGGCCTCTATTGACTACCCTGTCGAGAACTTAGTTATCGTAAACAACTCAGGCAAGAAAAGCTGGACACCGACTAAGCCTGAAAAAGTCGAGCGGCTATGGCACATTGAAGTCCCCTATGGGCTTGGCTTGCAAGGTGCTTGGAACTTAGTAATCAAATCAACGCCTTACGCACCACGCTGGCTGTTGGTCAATGATGACTGCCGCTTTGAGCCGGGAGCGTTAGAAGTTATAGACAGGTCAGCAAAGCCCGATGCCCTAACCTTTACCGACTGCGCTCCGGTCTGGTCAGCTTTTGTTTTGGGCGAGGAAGTAATCAAAAGAGTAGGACTATTTGACGAGGCGTATTATCCGCTTTACTTCTGCGACAACGACTACGAGCGCCGAGCGGACAACGCAGGTATAAAGAAAATCAACATCCCTGCCAAAGTCCATCACCACAATTCAGCGACTAAGTATCACAATAATGAAGTCCGAAACGACTTTACTTTTAACCGCAATCAAGCACTATTTCAGCAAAAGAAAGACACAAACGACTTTAGAGTTAGGGGCTGGAGCTTAGACAGACGGCGAGAGAACCGATGGGACTAACTATCTATACAGGCGGAACTTTTGACCTGTTCCATTCAGGTCATGTCAATTTTCTAAAGAAATGCTCAGAGCTTGGGCGAGTGATTGTCAGCCTAAATACTGACGAGTTTATTGAGAGCTACAAAGGGAAAGCTCCTATTGCCTGCTATCACGAGCGAGAGGCAGTTTTATTAGCCTGTCGCTATGTCGATGAGGTTATACCTAACATAGGGGGGTCAGACAGCAAGCTGGCTATTGAGACGGCTTTGCCAGACATAATTGCTATTGGATCAGACTGGGCTAGGCGTGACTACTACGCACAAATGGGCTTCGACCAAGACTGGCTAGATGAGCGAGGAATCTCGTTGCTCTACATTCCCTATACACAGGGGATAAGCACAACAAAACTAAAGGCTAGAGTCCGAGGGCTAGAATAGAGGCAGGAGAACTCATGGCAATTTCTAATGGATACGCAACTCTGCAACAGGTCAAATCAGCAATTGGAATCCAAGACGGACTAGATGATGCTGCTATCGAGATGGCTATTGAAGCAGCCTCTCGCCAAATTGACTCTTATACCGAGCGTTACTTCTACAACGCCGGGTCGGCTGTAAAGATTTTCGCACCGCTTGACAACTATGTCTGTGCTACCGAGGATTTCATCACTCTAACTAAGGTTGAGACCTCAGAGGATGGCGAGACCTACGACACCGAGTGGGCTGCCGATGACTGGCAGGCTGAGCCGCTCAATGGTCGAGCAGGTGGACTTGTGACTTCTTACACTCAAATCAGAGCTGTCAAAGATTATTTCTTCCCTGTCTCTGGCGGTGACGCAACTGTTCGCCTGACTGGAACTTGGGGCTGGTCGGCTGTGCCTATCGCTATCACTCAGGCAACTGTCATTCTTGCGTCAAGAATCTTCAAGCGTCTGGACTCTCCACTTGGAATCATCTCTGGCGAGCTTGGCTCAATGAGAATCGGCTTCCGCCTTGATCCTGATGTCGAACACCTAATCAGTCCTTACCGAAAGATTCAGGCAGCCTAATGGCAGACATCTCCGAGCTTCGGCAAGGAATTGCTAACAACCTTGCGACCATCCCCGGTCTTAGGGTTTCTGCCACAATCCCAGACAACCCATCGCCGCCAATTGCGATAGTTCAGCTCAATCGAGTTCAGTATCACCAAGACTTCAAGCGTGGGATGACTGAGTATGACTTTTCAGTTCAGGTTATTGTTGGCAGGGTAGATGAAAGAACTGCTCAAAGAAATCTCGATTCCTACTGTTCAAGCACAGGAGACTATGCCATTGGGCTTGCGGTAGAATCAGATAGGACACTAGGCGGAAAGGCCTTTGACTGCATAGTGACCGAAATGACGAACTATGGCTCTGTTCTGATTTCAGATGTAACCTATCTGGCAGCTGAGTTCAATGTTCGTGTGTTAGCTAACTAATTAGGAGAATAAATAAATGGCAAAGCAAATCCTTACGGATGTTGTAGTTCAGCTAAACGGAACTTCTGTCTCCCAGAATGTAAACTCCGTTGAACTGACCACCACAGCAGACGCAATCGAGACCACCTCTTTCGGTGACTCCGGCTGGAGAACCTACAAGGGCGGTCTAAAGAGCGGTTCAGTAACCCTGAGCTTCCACAACGACTACGCTTCGACCGCTTTGGACAGCATCCTTTACAGCCTGTTCAACACGATCGCAACAGTCACCATCTTCCCTGCTGGAACCCCTGTTGGAACCTCAACTCCAAAGTATGAGTTCACAGCTCTGGTAGACAACACCGCACCTGTATCGGGCGCTGTTGGAGACCTAGCTGTTCAGAACCTAACTTGGACAATCACAGGTGCAGTAACCAGAGGCACAAACTAAATAACTAAATAGCAGAAAGGAAACCAAGCTATGAGAATGCAGTTAGAAGTCGAGTTCCTAGACGGAACCAAGAAAGATGTCGCAGTAGTGATGTCTGACATGGTGAAGTTTGAGAGCGAGTTTTCACTAAGCATCGCCAAGCTAGGGCAGGAGATGAAAGTAACTCACCTGCTCTGGCTTGCTTGGTCATCGCTAACTAGACAGAAGCTAGTCACGACCGACTTTGACAGTTGGGTAGAGACTGTTGCTGCCATTGGAGCGACTGACCCAAAAGCATCAAAGGGCTAGGAGATAGCTCAGCGCATTGGTATCTAGTCGGTCTGGCCTACGAATACAAAATCAGCCCGGCAGAACTTATGAAGCTAGACGAGCGGATGCTCTGGACAATGGGCAGATACTTGGTCTGGCGAGCGCAAGAGATGAACAAGAAATAGAAGCCGCCTGAAAGGGCGGTTTTCTATTAGGTAGAATTGACTAGAGGTGTGCGATGCTAAGACAGTTACTAGAGCTAAATTCGGCTGATGTGAAGCTGATGCTGAAGAAGCTCAAAGACATCGAGCCTGATGCAGTCAAGCTATACAAACGAGAAATCCGCACCATTGCTAAACCTGTCGCTGACGAAATCCAACGCAAAATTCCAGCACAGCCACCGCTCTCAGGTATGGGCTTTACAGTTCGCCGCACAAACCCGGTAACTGGAAACATCAGCTACTACACCAACGAGGGTCGCTTGAACTGGCAGGGAACTGGCAAGCATGGACAATCACTAAAGGGCAAAGCTAAAGGCCCTAAGTCTTTGTCAATCTCTAGCGCAGTTCGACCATCGAGCAGAAGCCTCACCACTCCAATCGCCAAGATTATTCTCCAAAGCCCTGCCGTTTCGATGGCTGACATGGCAGGTCGAAAAGGAAATGGAAGAATGGCAGGAGTCTCTCGGTCTTACTCCTATCGCCTAAAAGACGGAACTGTCATCACTCGCAGACACCGCCTAGCAGGGCAGGGTCAAAAGATGATCGAGGAACTACGCTCTAAATACGGAAGTGCCTCTAGGTTTGGATGGCCTGCCCTAGAGAAAAGAGTCGATGAGGTCGGCTTACAAATAGACAAAGTTTTACAAAAGTATTTCGACAAAGCCTTTAGGAATAAGTAATGTCACAGGTAAGAGTAATCCTCAAATCCCTCTGGGATGACAAGGGAATCAAAGACGCTAACAAAGCCTTTGACGGCATCGGTAAGTCTGTTGCCAAAATCGGTGGACTGATTGCCGGAGCTTTCTCTGTTGCCGCTTTGGTTGATTTCACAAAGGCCGCTGCCGAGGATGCCAAGAGTGCTGCCCTACTAGAGCAACAGCTCAGAAACACAGTCGGCGCTAATGACGAAATGATTGCCTCTGTCGAGGAGTCAATCAAGCAGATGCAGCTTTCGGCTGGCGTGGCTGACGATGTTCTTAGACCTGCCTTTGGACAGCTAGTCCGAGCAACTGGCGATGTCGCAACCTCACAGCGACTAATGAACATTGCCCTAGATGTTTCGGCTGGAACTGGTCGAGATGTCAATGCGGTAGCTATTGCACTATCTAAGGCTTATCAAGGAAACACCACAGCCCTGTCTCGCTTGGGTATCAAGGCGCAAGAGGGCGTAGATGTTTTTGCTCAGTTAGAAGAACAGTTCGCTGGAGCCGCTGAGACCGCCGCTCGTAATGATCCGTTCCAACGCCTGACAGTTATTTTCGGCGAGCTTCAAGAACAAATCGGTCAAATCTTCCTGCCTTACCTAAACGAAATTGCCGACTATTTTGCGAGCGCCGACTTCCAGTCAGCCTTTACTCGCATGGGCGTTTCTATCGGCGAGGCTGTAAAGCAGATTGACGGACTATTTAGACAGCTGACAGGTTCTAATGCTCTGACCTTCTTCATCAACCTAGTAGACGCTGCCGCTGTCGGTTTGGCTCAGATTGCCTTTGTTGCAGGTGACGCAGCTAAAACTCTAGGAATGATTTTCACAGGAGACTTCGCCGGGGCAGGCAGACAGTTCTCTACATTCCTAAACCGCTACAACAGATTCGTTCAGGACATTTACAGAGCGCAAGATGCCGCAACGAGACGAGCCAGCTCGACTGCTAGCGGAATCTTTACTGGAACAATCCCTGACATCGGTGGCGGTGGGGCAGGGGGAGCTAAAGAGTCTGCCTTTGAAAAAGTCCAGAAGATTGTCAAAGACGCTCAGAAGAAACTTCGTGAGGCTACCGAGCGTTACAACAAAGCTATCGCCGATGCTAACGCCGCCTACGCAAAGTCAATTCAGGAAGCTGAAAAGACTTACTCATCGGCTATCGCTGAGGCTACAACCGCTCGTGATCAGTCACTTGCTCAGGCTCTTGTCGAACACAATAAGAACATTGCAGGTATTCAGAAAGACTTTGCCAAGCGTCAAGCAGACATCATTCAGACAAGCATTGACCGCCTGCGTGATGCTTACCAATCAGCGGTCAGAACCAATGTTGTAGACCTGTTTGGAACTGAGGCAGTTGGCAAGTCAATAGACAACCTAATCGCTGGTTTGAAAGACCGCCTGACAGCTTCTCGCACCCTTGTCGCTAACACCGCTCTATTAGCCTCTAGGGGCTTCTCTCAGACCTTCCTAGAGCAGATAGTGGGTTCGGGACTAGAGACTGGCAATGAGCTGGCTAAGGCGATTCTAGAGGCCACTCCTGAGACCCAGAAAGAACTCCAATCCCTGTTCGGAGCTTTGGAAATCGAGTCCGAGACTGGCATGGATTCTCTAGCCAAGACAATCTTCGACAAGACAGGACTCGCCACGACTGAGCTAAAGAAACTGTTTGCTCAGACTCAGGCTGATTTAGTTGAGGCACTCGGACAAGCTCAGACTGATTACACAACAGCGCAGGCAGAAATCCTAAAGACCTTTGACGAGGCGATGGCACAGGCAACTGCATCTCGTGATGAAGCTTTTGCTAAGGCTAATGAGCGACTACAAGAAGCTCTGAACGATGCTCGTGACCAATACCTAGAAACCATCGAGTCAATCAAAGAGGCGTTCCAAGAACAAATCAAGGCGCTCGAAGGCAACCTAGGTGGACTAGAGGGAACTGTCAGGAGATTCCTTGACCTGCTAAACAGCCTGTCTGGAACTCAGGTAAAGATTCCAACCCCAAGCCTTTCGACATTCCCATCGACAGGAACAGGAACAGGTGGCGGCGCTCCGATTATCGAAACACTACCTAGACCCGGTGCGCTAACTGCTATGCGTGGCAATGTCATAAATGTCAATGTCAAGACTGACGCAACTCAGTCTCCTGCGATGGTCGGTGCTGCTGTCTCCAAGTCCATCAACAAATACACAGGCGGCGGTGGCGGAGTTAGAACAGGATTTATAGCCCTCTAATGTCTCAGCCAACTCAGAAAGTAGAAATCGGATTCGACCTGACCGATACCGGGACAGGGCCATTCTTTCGACTAGATGACCCTATTCAGGGTGTCCTAGACAATACCGAATTCGTCTTGGGTGGAACGCTGTTCTACGATGTCACAAACTTAGTTCAGGCCATCTCTATCCGCCGAGGCAAGAACCGAGAGCTTGACCAATACGATCAGGGACTAGCGAATGTTGTGTTCAACAACAATGACCGCACCTTTGACCCTGAATACACCCTTAGCCCTTACGCAGGGCAGATTATCCCTAAGCGACAAATCAGGATTTCATCAGGCACAGAAATTCAGTTCTTTGGTTTGGTCGATGACTGGAATCTGTCTTATGAACCTAACGGCGATTCAGTAGCTGCTGCCGCTTGCTCTGACGCTACTGCCGCCTTTGCGACTCAGACTCTTATTGGTAGAACAAACACAGTCCAGAAGTCAGGGGAAAGAGTAAATGAAATTCTTTCTTTACCTGAGATTGACTGGCCTCTATCTCTGAGAAACATCGACACCGGGCAGATGACGCTCGGCGCAGACACTATTCCAGACAACACCAACGCTCTGTCCTATTTCCGCCTAATCGAGCAATCAGAACCCGGCTCGTTCTTTATCGGTAAAGACGGCTCGGTAACTTTCAAAGACAGAACCGCCGCTCCGATGTCTAACGGCGTGACCCTAGCCGATGACAACACAGGAATCCCCTATCAGTCTTTGAGGGTGCAATACGGCTCTGAGCTACTAGCTAACGAGATTGTGTTGGAGTCAGGGATAACAAATACCCAAGTCACCCAGACCGACCTTGACTCAGTTGAGGAATACGGAATCTTCAACCTGACCCGAACTGGCCTTCTGATCGGCAACGACTCTGACCTAGAGGACTTAGCCGACTTCTACGCACAGAAATACTCACAGCCTGAATACCGCTTTGAGTCAGTAGACATCCTGCTTGATGAGTTGAGCGCAGGGCAACAAAATGCCCTACTAGCCCTAGAGCTAGGTGATGTCGTAGAAATCAAATTCACCCCCAACCAGATACCCCCTGCCATCACAAAATACGCAGAGATTATCCGCATCGACCACAACATTGACCTGAACAACCATGTCTTATCACTTGGCTTCTCTACCCTAGACTTTGCCCTCTTTGTCTTGGATGACGCTCAATTTGGTAAGCTAGACTCAGGCAACGCTTTAGCCTTCTAGGAGAAAAATGTCAGGATTAGGCCGCAAGGTTTTTACCGCAGGCGAGGTTCTAACCGCTGCGAATGTTCAGGACTATCTACAAGACCAAGCCGTTATGGTCTTTGCCGGAACCGCCGCAAGAGGCTCAGCCCTGCCGGGTTCGGTAGTCAGCGAGGGAATGGTTACCTACCAGACCGACACCAACACGATTACTGTTTATGACGGCTCTGCTTGGCAACAGGTTTATCCTGCCTCAATCAGCTCAGTAGCAGGCTCGCAGGTTTTATTCGGCGGAACTACTACCACCACCTCAATGACCGCTACTGCCGCACTCGAAAACGGAACGATTTGGGTGAACGGAACTGCCGCTGTAACGATTACTGTTCCTGATGTCTTGCAGACTTGGGACACCATCACGATCTGGCGCAACGCTGGCGGAACTGTAACTATCGCACCGGGAACCGGCGTGACTGACTGGGCAGGTGGCGGAACCGCCGGAACTGCCGTCACTTTCAAGATTGACCAAACCTACAACGCCGCAACTGTTCAAAAGGTTGCTGCTAACACTTACCGAGTAGTTGGAAAGATAACTGTCTAATGCCTATTCCTTTAGGAGTTCTTGCTGTTGCAGGAGCAGGTGCAGCAGGAGGGGGTAATTCTTTTGACCTGCTTGAAACTACGCTGATTAGCACCAATACGGCCAGCGTTACTTTCAGCAATCTTGGCAATTATTCGGATTACAAGCATTTACAAATTAGGGGCTTAGTTAGGTCGAGCGATGCTCTTACTCCAACAGTAGATTTACGACTGACATTCAATTCAGATACAGCAAATAATTATGCTTCTCATCAGCTTGGAGCCGCCGGAAGTTCGGTAGTTTCAGAAAATCAAATTAACTTTCCGTTTATTACAATCAACGAAGTAGTGCCTCAATCAAGCTCAACTGCAAGTTCTTTTGGTGCTTTTATTACTGACATTCTTGATTTTGCAAACACAAATAAATTCAAGACCACACGCAGCTTCGCAGGTTCACACACAAGCACAGAAACGCAGATTTATCTTGGTTCTGGTCTATGGCGTTCGACTAATGCAATAACTTCACTAACCTTATTGGTGAATGCACAAGACCTAGTTTCAGGTTGTCGTGTCTCGCTTTACGGAATCAAGTAGGCAGGGAAAGGAAAAACTATGCCGACCCCGACTTACGACCTGATAGCTTCTAATGTTCTAGGCTCTAGTGCTGCAAGCGTAACTTTTTCTTCTATCCCTGCGACCTATCGGGATTTGATTTTGGTTGTTACCGGAACAAAAACTACTTCTGGAGATGCAGGAGCAACAATAGTTCTAAATTCCGATGCAGGTGCAAATTATTCTTATGTACAGGCTTATGGCAATGGTTCTACTGCGACTTCTGGCTCAGCAGCAGGCAATAACTTAATAGACGCATTTATGATTTTCAATAACACAACTATTAGCACTAACATTTTGCAATTTTTAGATTATTCAGCAACAGATAAGCATAAAACAGTTCTAAGTCGAACCAACATTGCTTCTGGTTATGTTGCAATGTCGGCAAATAGATGGGCAAGCACATCTGCGATAAATACGATAAAAATTGAATCGGTTACTTTTGCTGCCGGCAGTTCGTTTTACCTATACGGAATAGTCTCGTAGGACAGGGGAAAAATAAAATGGCGATGACAAAAGTGTCCGAAGTAACAGTCGGATCGGGCGGTGCTGCTTCGATTGAATTTACTGGGATAGCTGGAACAGGGAAAGACTTGCTGCTCTTACTATCTACTAGAACGGGTCGAACTAACCTACCTGCCGAAACTATGTGGTTGAGAGCTAATGGAGTAAGCGGTTCAAGTTATAAATGGCTACAACTTCAAGGTAATGGTGCTGCGGCTAGTTCTGGAACAAATGCGGCTGATTCGGAAATTGAACTTCAATTTTCTGCAACAGTAAATTCAACTGCAAGCACTTTTGCCAATACTGCTGTCTACATTAGTAACTACACATCAAGCTCTAATAAGTCAGTAAGCGTTGATTTGGTTAGCGAAAATAATGCCACTACTGCCTACCAGACATTGGTGGCTGGAGAAATTCCTGTGACATCTGCGATTACGTCTTTAGCCATTTTTCCTGCCATCGTGGACATACAGCAATACAGTTCAGCTTCGTTATACATCATCTCTTAGATAGGATCAGTAACAAATCACGCTATAATTATGGTGTGAAATGTTCAGTAGAAAACTGCGATAAAGACAAGTATTGCAAAGGTTTTTGTAAGCTTCACTATGACCGCTTTCGCAAGAGTGGCGATCCAACCAAAACAATTCGCATGATAAAGGCTGAGGCTAAAAGCCCTACCTGCTTAGTCGCTAGATGCCAACGCAAACTCTTTGCTAGAAACTATTGCGACCCTCACTATAAAAGACTAATAAAACATGGAGACCCAGAGGCCAGCCCCATTGGTCATTTTTATGCTCATGAGGGTTGCGTTGTTGAGGGCTGTCAGCGTAAGCATTGTGCTAAGGGCTACTGCAATGCTCATTATCGCCGTTTATTGAGATAC